CCAAGCCATTTAAGATTAGCAACAATGTATCGCCTTACCTTGCTAGGCTTTATATTGCGGTGTTCCCTGAACGGGATTGCTTGTTTGAGTTAAAAGAATTAACTGCTGATTAAGCCAGTATGTCTAAGGCTTTATTGATCTTAGCGATACGGTCATCAATCCCTATTTTGCCGCCATTGATTCTTACGGTCAGGGTTGTAACATCCATAGCGTCTGCTAGGGCATTTAAACCACGCTTATTCCAAAACCAGCCCGCAGAAAGAGCCGCATAGCGGGGTTCTTCTACAAGCTGGGGGTTAGCTACCAAGTCCTCACCAATCGCTTCTCCAAAGGCCCTGTAATTGTCTTTGCCAGTCAATTGGATCAATCCACGACCAATGTATTTAGCACCGTCACCATCTTCGGTGTTTCCCATCCTGCCCGAATACACTTTATTGGCAATCATTTCAGGCTGACGGGCATACTTTTCTGCCGTATCAGCGTCAGGAAAACGGCTGGGCCATGTAGCCATTAACGCTTTAGCCGAATAGTTTAGGTTCTCTTTTAGGAATTTAAAGCCGCCTGATTCGTGCATACATTGACCAATAAAACAGGCTTGCCGTTTAGCGGTGTTTATTTGGTACTTTTCAAAGGTTTCTTGCAATGGCTCAAACCACTTGCCTTCAATGCCTAAAGCTAATAACTGCGCTTCAAGCATCTTTTTTGGCTTTCATGTCCATGATTTTTTCAAGAGTTCTGCCGCCAAAATAGAATGACATGACTAGCATCCCCCATTGGCCTAATAGTTCTACATATTTCTCATTAGCGTTATTGCCAAAAGCACTCATCATGGCAAACACAAAATAACCGCCAAGAATGAATATAAGGGTCATGGGGCGTATGTTTTTGGATAGCCAAGAATCACTAGCCATATCCGCTTGCGCCCGTTTGGTTACTTCTTGCGCTTCTACGGTATCAGCCTGTATTTCAGCTAGTTTGCCTTCTTGGGCAAGTTTAGCTAGTTCTAACTGGGCCTGTGCTTTGGCTGCTGGATCAGGAATTAGCTTGTCAATGAGCTTCATTCCTACGCCAACAATGGTTTCTAGTCCTAGCATTATTTTTTCCTCGATAACATAGTTGCTGCAATAAAAAGCATAGCTTTGGTTTGTTCTAAATCTGCTGGTTGTTTTTCCCAGCCAACCGTAATCTGCCCTACAAACTTACTGGGGTCAGGCGGCACACTAATTCTGCAACCGTACCGCATACCCTTTTCTAAATACCACAATCCAATTTCTGACTGTGCTGTTTTGTATTCACCACAAGGTATATTGCCAGCCATTAAAGCTACTACATCTTGGTTATTTGTTTGATTACTTGTAAACAACCCTACATCTAAACCATCGTTTGTTTTATCCCGACCATTCGTTGTATAAGCACGGTACTGTATTCGAGTGGCAAGCAAGGGATTAACTTTAAATATCGTTACTACAGTTGCATCGGTCGTTTTAAACAAATGAACCGCTACTTCATCTACTCTATCTTTGTTAATACTAGGTAGCTTTTGGCTTTCCTTGTAAGTACCAACAATTAATTCTCGGTGGTCATAAATAATGTAGCCCGTAAATGCAAAAACAGCCATTAAAACAATGGCGAACAGCTTAAACGGTGAGTCTACATACGCTAATATTTTAGTCAGCGTATCGTCTGCATTTAACTTTTCAGGCATAAAACTGCGTTTGCAATTATTTCTTTAAAAAGAAAAAATCAGTAAGAATTGAAATAAAACCGCCAACAACGGAAGCAACGCCCATTAACGCCCAAAGACTGCCTTTTGACCGTTCAGCCATAGCAACAAGTTTTTTAACATCGTTGTCCATAGCATCAATTTTCTTTTCCATAGAATCAAACTTACGCTCGTAATCTTCGACTTTTTGCCAAAGTACCCCATATTTAACTGGGTCTATCTCAAACGCCATAACTTGCACCTTAGAAAGTTCCGCAATTTACGGTATAAGTTCCCGTTTGCAAAAAGTTAAGGGAAACTGCATCACCGCTTGCAGTAGCGTCTGCCACATTCTCAATCAGGTTGTTGGTCATGTTTAAAGCACCCGTCATTGGGGTTTGACCGTCTGCGGCTACCGATTGGGTAAGGGCAGCAGCAATATCTGAAAGTGATGTATTAGCCCAGCTAGAAGTAATAGTTGTGCCAGTTACGACTGGATTACCTGCTGGTAGGGTATATGTACCCGATCCGTTTCTACTCATTTATTGCTCCTTGAACGCCTTGCAATGTTAATAATTGAGCTAAATTGCGCTGATTTTGAGTTAAATAAGGCGCAGCCGTACTTGGAATTAAACGATTTTGTACAGGGCTAGACAATGCGGCAGCCCTTAACGCTGGTCTAGCCAATATTGCAGCAGCACCTAAACCGCCTGTTGTACTTACCCCACCTAGTAATCCAGCAGCATAATCTAATGGGCTTAATTGTGGCAAGCTACCCATAGCTTCTGTTGCTTGACTGGCTTTGGGAAACGCTTGGCTAAACTGGGCAATGCTTTTTAATTCGCCCGATAACGGTTTACCACGCTGCAATTGTGCGGCTAACTTTTTGGCATCAATAGTGCCAGTAGTTGTATTTGCCGCTTTTTCAATAGAATAGGTTTTAGCAATTAATTGCCGTGCATCCCTAAATTTGTTTAATAAATCAGTTTGACCTGTTTTGCTTAAATGCGTTTCTAATGCGCCTTCAATAGCATCAGCCGCTTTTTTAGATGCTCTGCCAATATCGCTATTACCTGTTCTAAACGCATCATCAGCCGATGTGCGTAATTGCTTAATCTTTTCTACTGCTGAACTTGCATCAAAACTAGGCGATTTTAAAGATTGAACCAAGTTAATTACTGGGCTTGGTGGCGAATCAGGAAAACCTTGCATAGCTGTTACATAAGGTTTAGCAATATCATCTAACGCATTGATGTACGATTTATCAGCAATAACTTGACCTGAAAGTCCAAGATTTGTATATGCGTTTCCTGCCGTAGTACGCAAATTTGTAATAACTTCAGGAGTAATGGGCGTATCTTTTGGCAAACCTAACGATTTAGCTGCCAATTCATTGGTAATCTGTTGATTTCTAGCACTTGCGTTTTGCGCTGTGCTAATTTTTCCAGCTATTCCTTCCATTGCTCTGTTAAGCATAGATGGGTTTGCTTGAGTTGGCGGTATTACATAGCCTAAATCTCTTGCTTGTTGAATAGATTGAGCCATTTGTGGAGTTGGGCCTTGACCACGCAACATAGACGGCAAAGAAGTAACAGCAGGTATAGCACCGCCTAAAGCTGTACCTACGGCTACATTCTTAGCTACATTACCGTACATATCTGTACCAGTTTCGCCTGTATTTATAGGTGTAATTAAACCCGATGTTGCACCAATAGCTGACCCTTGCAAAATTGGGTTTGCTCTAGCAAAACTAGGAATCATGCCAGCACCACGAGTAATAGCTGCGGCAGGGGCAACTGCGCCAGCTACACGACCAGCACCATAAGAAATAGGGTTTGCTTCGTAATAAACATCGGCTTGTTTATCAAGGTTTTGGGCTAATTGGCTTGTTCCTAAATTACCACCTGTAACTAATTGTGCGCTTGCAACAAGCGGATCAATAGCAGATTTAGTAACGCCAGCTAATGCTGATTCTAAAGGTCTTGGCTGGGCTTGCACATTAGTACGATTAACCATGCGTGGCCTACCCATAGCAGCACCGCCACCTGTAGAAACCCATACTGGGTTTTCTTCTATAACTGGGCCAGCATAAGGTGTTGTTTGACCGCTATCAGGTACAAAGCGTGGCGTTTGTTCGGTGTCAGGTACGAATTTCATATTATTGAATAGTTCCAGTTACGCCATTAACGGTTACTTTGTCACCTTTTTTCAAAGTGCCAGCTTGTATTGCTTGTTGAACATCTTGATCTGTATTAAAACTTTGTAAAGGTTTATTTACTTCAGGTTTTACTAATTTTTTTGCAATATCAGCAGGAACATCACGACCTTGAGATATATATGCTGTGTTTACAATATTTTTAGCTGTAGTTCTTAAACTTTCAGCTTGTCTATCTAATGCTTTGTTTGAAAACAACAAAGAAGATGGGTTTGTTGGGTCACGCACAACTTTTTGTAAAATTTCATAATCAGGGCCGTTTAATACGCCCAAGTTATAGGCTTCTTTTGCTTGCAACATCATATTGTTATATGCGTTGCCCATTTCAGCCCGTTTATTAGGGTTAGCAAAATCTTGAACGCCAAAACCTTTTATTTTGCTTTGATAATCCGTAATGGCATCACTAAGGTTAATTGATCCTGTAACTTGTTTATTAAGTCCTTCAGGCAATGGTTTTACTGCACTTTTTGTTTTTTCAAACTCAAACTTTTCACGCTCCATGCCTAATTGCGCTTGTTGATATGGTGTAATTTGGTTTTTGTATTCATTAAACGAGCCTGTAAAACCACCGCCTTCAGGGGTTTTTGCAAAATTATAGTTTTGCATTTCACTTGTTGTTTTTCCTGCGCCTTTAAATATAGGCTGCATAGTAACTGGGTCAAGCAACACATCTTCTGCGCCAACTTTCATTGGGCCTTCTGTCAGTTTTCTTAATCCAGCGGCTTGCAATGCAGGGTTATATGCACTTGCAGCAAAGTCGTAAGCACCTTGTACATTAGGTGCGCTCCGTACCATTTCTTGTGGAATTGGTTGACCAGTTTGGGTTGGCCCTGCTTGTTCAGGCGCAAGTTGTTCTCTACCCTGCATAAGGTTGCGGAACTCTTTTACTTCATCACCATAACGCTGACGCAATTTAGCGGCTAATTCTAATGCTTGTTTATCGCCTTTTTCAGACAATTTTTGACCCATATAGGTCTGAAATAAAGGGGCTAAATTTTGAAAAATGCTTGGGGCAACATAACGACCACTAACCATTTGGCTTTGTGGCATTTGTTGACCTTGTTGCATAAGCAACTGCGCCATTTGTTGCTGGCGGTTTAGTTGCTGCTGTTGCTCAAACAGTTCAGGGGGTAATGTTCCTACGGCCATTTTTATTCTCCGTAATTTCCAAAGCCACCCGTACCCATGTTGTAATTGCTAAATGGGTTGGATGTACTGCTACCTAATCGAGATACTTGATCTTGTAAATATGGTGACGCTTGGGAATTAAAAGCCATATCTGCTCTTGCCATGACATTTGCGCCCATATCTTTGCCTTTGCGGAGCATTTCAGCCATCGCTTTTGGATCCATATTAACGCCAGCTTGTTGGCCTTTGCCAGTCATGCCAGCTTGATTAGTAAGGTTCATACCTTGTTGCATTGCCGCATTTTGATTGGCTTGTTGCATCCCAATGTTTTGAAAAACTGGATTTAGTCTAGCTAGTTCGTTAGGATCAACAGGCTGCATATAAGAGCCTACATTAGTGAAATAGTTGTTATCCATTTAACACTCCGTAATTAACCATTTTGATACCATCTGCATTGGTAATAACTGCTTCAGGTTGCACCAATTCAACTTCTTGCGCCATAACACCTATAAACTTGCCATGTCCAGCTAAAGGATGGTTTTTAAACTCAGGCTTGTATTCGTATTCGTAAACTGGCAAGCCGTTAGGCAGCCAATATATTTGTTTAATGTTTTCTTTGGTGCGAATGTCTGACATTAATGCTGCACCGCCTAATGAAAACAACCCTTGCATCATGTTATTGCGTTCGGCTGCTTGAGCGTTAAAACCGCCCATTTGGGCGTTATAGTCCATGCCTGTCGCACCTAAAATATCTGCACCACTTGTAGTGGCTTGCTGTGGTGCATTAATAAACGATGGATTTTGAACCTGTGCGCCTGTACGCAATGCGCTAAGTGTATTAAGTGGCATATTGTATTGGGTAAGGGCTTGGTTATAAGCCTGTTGCTGTGCTTGATTGCTTAAACCAGCACCAGCTTGTTGATTTGCAAACATTTGTTGCATTGCAGCGTTGTTTTGTTGTTGCGCTGCCAACTGATTGGCGTAATTTTGCTGTAAGGCTTGATTGCTTTGAGCCAAATTGCCAAGTTGCGCTTGGTTTTGTCCGAGCATTGCTTGGTTAGCAAATTGACCGCCTTGCAAGGCTTGACCAAACATATTCTGCTGAACATTTTGACCAGCCAATTGTGCTTGTGTAAGTAAGTCATTAGTTTTTTGACCTTGTAGAGCCATAGCACGGTTGTACGCTTCTGTACCAGCAACAATGCCTTGATTGGCTAGTTGGGCTTGTAAGCGTTCTTCGCTTTGTTGGATTTGTGGTTGCAAACGCTGATTTAGCAACGCAGTAGCCTTGTCCCAGCCTTCCATGCCTTGATAGTCAAGGCCTGTTTGTAGCGTAGGCGCATTGCCCATGCCTTGTGCTTGACCTGCTTGACCAACTTGGCCTAGCGTTGGGGCTTGACCGCCATATTGAATGGCTGGGGTATTGGGGTTAAATCCACGCCCCATCACATCTTGTACTTGACCTAACTGGGATGTAATTGCAGAACCTAAACCCAAACTAGCAGCATTTTGATTGTTTAAAAGTTGCTGACCAACATCAGAAAGACTTGTAGTAGCAGTCCAAGTAGGGTTGCCGTATGGGTCAAAACCACTAACCCTGTAATCAAGGTTTCCATAAGGAGTAACTTGGTTTACACGGTTTGCCGCTGCGGCTGCTCTTGCTGCATCAAGGTTGCCAGCCGCAGTTTCTTGCGCTGCCCCACGATAATCAGGGGGTGGGGGTGCGCTTGGGGGTTTCCCAAATATTAAATTTGTTACTGGACTTAAAAGACCGCCACCGCCACCCATATCATGCTCCTTTTATTGGGGCGTTTATGCCGAGCCATCGACAGTTTTCACGCCACATTGCTAATATAACTAAATCCCCATCTAAATGGGCATCTTCAATATATGCTTTATCAATAAAACCAAGGTGTCGGTCTAATTTTAACGCTTCTTCGTTAGTTGAAGCTACTGCCGCTAGTATAACCTTTACTTTTAGTTTATTAAAGGGGTAATCAAAAGCCGCCCATAACAAATCTTTACTAATCCAGCCGTCTTGAATTGCCGCAACGTGCATACAGCAAGATTTATCTTGTATGTTTGTATAAGCAATTACCGCTTTTACTTCACCGTTTATTTCCTGCCCAATACAAGTGGTATTTTCGTCAAAATTTATGCCCAAAACCCCACTAATCCAAGCCTTTAAATGAGATTGATTATCAGTAATAACCCTACGCAATTACAGTACGCCCCCACGCTCCATTACATAGTCGGTACTTGCCCAATGCAGTTCAATACCCCTGCTTGCCACATTTAAGTTAATTGATCCTGCAAAGCCTAAACCTGTAACACCCTGCCAAATTTTAGTGGTAATTAAGCCGCCTGACCAGTTCGCTTGATCCCATTTTGACGCATCCCAAACCCCGTCAGTAAGCGTACTTGGGTTAAATTGCACCTGTCCTAGCTGGGATTGAGTGTCAAAGTCTACGCTTAGACCGCATACGACATTCGGTACACCGCCTGTAGATTGCAGAATAGGTCTTACCATCATAAAACGCTTTAATTGACCTGCGCTGTCAAAATAGCTGTAGGCTTGCTGTGCAGTAGCAGTAATGTTTGTGCCATTGTCTGAATAGCTATCGTAGAAAATACCGACATAGCCATCACCGCCAAAGTGCATATCGGCATTGCCTGAAACTTCCCAACAATAACCTTGAATTCCAGTAAATCTGCCCCAAGATTTTGTAATGGTGTGCATGACATACTGTTCCATTCCCGTGCTGGTAGGAATAGACAAAATAAGCATATTTTCACTAGCAAAGTAGTTAATTTGCCAGCCAAACAGGTCATAATACAGGGTTGCCGCTTGGCTTACAGCGTAATAAATCTTATCGGTAAGGTTTACACGGGGGTCTAGGCGGCTAGATTGCAGGGCAGAAGCTAAAGGTACTAATCCGTCTTGCGTTAATAGCAATAAATCACCTGCAAACTTGTAAAAACATCTACGGCTAAAAGTTTGACCTAATTGCCATACGCCTTTTAGCTGCCATGTGTCAGCATTATCGGGGTCTGTACCGTTATAAACAATAACTTCACCCATACTGGTTACAAATACTGCGTAATCGTCTGCGCCTTGACCTGCATCAAGTGTCCAAGTACCCATTGCTTGTAAAAAGCCTGAATTACGGGCAATTCCACCAAAATATAAGGGTGAAGCTGGGCCACCAATAGCGTCAGGGTCTAAATACCAACACGCTAAAGTGTCTTTTTGGGTGAAATAAAGCCTATTTTTAAACAGGTTTACACCGATAAATGTATTTGAATTAACGCCAGTAATGCCAATGGTCGTATATGTGCCTACTACCGTAGCATTTGCGGCAGGGGCAGTAGCCATCGTGTAAGTAAATGCACTTGCGCCTGTCACCGTAATGACATAAGTGCCGTTATAGTTGGATTCTGTAGCACCGCTAATAGTGACACGGTTACCTGTTACTAAACCATGTGGAGCAGCGGTTGTTAAAGTAGCCGTTAAATTACCTGCGCCACCCCGTGTAATAGTGCTAATTGTTTGTGCGGTTGTGGTTGTAGCTACATAAAACCAGCGTGTACCGTCATAAATGGTTACAGGATCAACCCCGTTACAAGCTACTAAAAAATGCCCTGCGGTATTGGTTAAATTAACCGATTGCAATTTATCGCTGTTTAAGCCACTAAATACCCGAACTGCTGGGTTTACGGATGTTTCGTATATCTTGTCACCTGCTGCGGCAAATAGCTTGTAACCACCTATTTCCGTATAGTTCATCAAAGTATTGACAGCAGTCGTAATGCCTATTTCATAGCTACCGACTACTGATGCGCTACCGCTAGGTACAGCCGCCATTGTGTAGGTAAATGAAGTGCTATTAACTACGGTAATAGTAAATACACCGTTATATTCAGCAGGGGTGCAGCCTGTAATTGATACCTGTTTGCCTGTTGTTAGTCCATGTGAAGAAGCTGTTGTCAGCGTAGCAGTCGTACTTACACGGGTAATAGTGCTAATCGCTACTACACCCGTAGTCGTAGTTAGCAAGCTAGATTGTGTCCAGCCTTTACGCATCGTTACATCAGTTGGGGTCGGATACCAGTTTACAAGCTGAAT